GCCTCAAAAGAGGAATTAGAATGTAATCCCGACTTTCGTCGGGGTCCACCTACGCTTCGTCTTCAAGGCGTAGGGCTTGACAGACTTGTCAAGTCTATCTTCCTGCGAAATCAAGCAGGCCGGCTCGTAACTGAAAGAGCGTGAAGAAGACGTGAAAACGTCTTCTCCATCTCCGATGGTTGCGAAGTACCGTTGATGTTCGACCGATACTGCATCCGGTCGTTTGCCAACAGTTCTGGCAGCGTAAGCTGCAGCACGGGGTCCAAAACACGCGAGCATACCTGCTCGAATGTCAAGGACTGGATCGACTTGCCCTGTAGCCAAAAGACTAGGTCCTCTAACACGCCAACCGCAAAGGTTGGGGTCCCACCGCAGACGGGTGTCAAAAATGACACTAGTCCAGGTGAGGCAACCAATTTGAGCGGTTGAACGTGCGAGTCGGACCCGGTATTTGGTGTCCAGGAGATCTCGGAACCATTGAGCAACATGCCAATTACCTTTCAAGTAAAATTGATTGGAAGTGGACACGAGGCTCGATAGCTCGGATCCTTCAAGTTTGTTGCCTTGTGGAGGCATTCTACGGAGATACACAGGGGACACATCGTGCCCTTTGTAAAAATCTCCGCCACAGGATTCACGGAAGTGACCTGTATAGAATGACTTGTCATGGTTGACCCTGAGTCCATTAGACTCAAGATAAGCCATTACCACTGGCGCCGTCTCTGCAGGTATGATGATATCATCACCATAAATAGCTACCTTCTTAGATAGCTTCTGCAGCATTCTCCGTGATAGAGACGTCACGCGGTCATTATGCTCCAGCTCATAACGAACAAGAGCAGTCATGACTAAAGAGAAGAACGCCATTGCTTCAACAGGGAAACAAAGCGCGCTACCCATCGAGGCAAACTTGCTGAGATGAACAAGCGTGCCGTCACGTAACTGGGCCTTCGTTGAACGACAATCCTGGATCAAGTCCAGAAAAGTCGGACAAGTCCGAAACATACTTTTGACAAGGTCATTACTGACTAAATCAGAAGCATCGGACAAGTCGATAGTCGCGAGACTACCATCAATGGAGCCAACCTGAGCTAGTCGGCGATTCTCAGATTGATCTGAGAATCTGATTGAACGGAACCCGAGTCGACCAGACTCGAGAATGTTCATCAAGGGCATAGCGATGCTCTTTTGCATTAGCATCATATAGCTAGGCTCAACCGATATAACTCTAGGTGTCTTAAGAGTCTTTGGCACCGAAACAACCCTTACGGGATGTTCACTTCCCGAGGATAAGAGTTCGATTCCAGAGAAGGAATCGTAGTCGTCCTCTCGGTGGGAAGAATGGTAGCTGAGCGGGAAGGAATTCTCGCTTCGCTCGGGCCAGAACCGAATTGTGTTACGCTCATTGAGCTTGGCAAATTCGGCCGTGGCCCCTGTCCCGAAGACGCCTGGAGAACAATAAAGTTCTCCAGATAAGTCTTCGAGGTCAGACCATAAGTAGCCACACACGCTAGCAAAAACGCTGTCGTGCCAAAAAATGTGGCCACTAGTGTCATTGACACTTTCGTCATTTGTGACATACCTTTCGAAAGCGCGGTTAACCCGTGCGGCCGAGCAAGGCAACAGAACCTTTTTAAAGAATCTGCTGACTTGGCGTATCGCGCGAATTGCGTCGATACAAGGATGCTCAAGCAACGAACCATCACGATCGAACACACGCATGAAGAACCCGGACAGCAATGCCGGGAGCTTTCCACCACGCTTCCAGGGTTTAAATCCTGGAAACATAGTAGGTGCGATGCGACCCTCAGCGAGACCTTTGGTTAAGGCATCGTCAAGGGAAGGGAGAGTTATCGTAAGAAAACTCATACCCTCGTGTTCAAAACGACGTGCGATTTCAAGCACGTCGCGTTCGACGGACAGACTGGCAGAGATACCTACATCAAGTAGGACCTCGCCTAAGAGCGTGGTCGGTATTTTCATCAATCCCTCCTTAAACTGAGGTGGTTGAAACCGTCCAAAGTACGACTACCACAGAGTGGAAGTTAAAGTTCCCCGCCCAAAAGCTTATCGCGGTTACCCGCGGTAAACCAGGCTACGATTGCCGAGGTCAAATATGCGATCTCGGTATCGGAAAATCCGATACGGGGCTCATCGACAGCGATAATAACGCTGGCGCTGACCTCCTTATTCACCGCTGAAATGGGATCGGCTGCAACCTTTTTCTGAGTGAGGCGAACCTCACGACGAAAACGATTGGAAGTCGAGTTCTGGCGAATCTCGAAAGAGACGTTGCCGTCGCTGGTCTGAAAAGACCCGCGACTTTCAGGCGTCGAGGAACCGACTCGCGGAAGCGAGGTGGCCACGGCGTTGATGGTAACGGATTGAGGATCTGCGTACAATGGAAGCACTTTCTTTTTAAAGAGAGCAACGTTTCACAACGTTGTTACGGCAATCGTGAGAGCCCTATGGCCCCCATGATAGCAACTTGGCGCGGCGTTAAGCTACTTTGCTTCACGCCGAACCCGAAAGGAGATGCTACCACACGTATCTTAGTGACATAAGTGGTAACACAGGTAGCCGTGGCACGACCGGTTGAATTGGCCGTGCCGACAGAACGACTGCCTGTAGTGACGTACTGTTCTCCCACTGTGTTCATATTACTGGACTCAGTGCGCATGAGGTAGGCATAGTCGGCAATAAGCCGATCAGTAACCCCAGGCGAGATGGCCGATATAAACTGACCTAAGTCAGTAAAGTAATCGACCAACCAGGACCACGGTATAATGGCATATATCTGGGAAGGGGATAATCTCCCTCCCATTATCCTGCGATACATCTTCTTTTTCCAAGCCACATCATGTGGACCTGGGGGGAGGATATAACGGAAGGACCCCATCGCCCACGTACGAGATTCGTACGTTTTGCGAGTTGTCGTAGAGGCCTTACCGCCTTGATATAAGGCGGAGGTCCCGACAGGGCTCATCGATGTATTCTGTGCGCCTGAAAAGCTCACAGAACTAGTCGAGGCTTCAGCTAAAGCTGAATCCGATAACTGAGCTCTACGACGAACGGGTTTGCCAGCGTCACGTATAAGCTGGGAGACGCGCTTCTGCGAGGCCCTATGGGCCTTAATAAAGTTACGGATGTCCCCATATAAGGGGAGCCAGCCGAACTGTATCGACAGATAGTATTCTCCAGTGTACGACATAGAGGAGCGGCCAGACGCGAGTCTGGTTCGGTCCCGAATGACTTCGACGGCTTGTTTAAACATACCGGGAAGGTCTTTCAACTCGTACAACGATGACAATAGGGTGAAATCAGGGGCATCCGGGCGAAGCTTATTCCAAGCCTCGGCACCGCGTGCCTGGAGATTTCTCTGCGCATTTAAACGATGCGTAGATGTCCCGAACTGGTCGGGAAGAACAACCCCTCCTAGGTGGTCTATAGAAAAACCACCTATGAATTTTACCTCACCACCAGTATCGACCATAGTCATACTCGAACATGTTCGATGTGTCTCGGTCTTGCACATGACCCAAGCACCACCAGAACGGTAAGTGCCATGGTCACGTGGGTGAGATACGGATAAATTATATCCGGACCTCTGGTGAGGTACGTGATAGTACTTGACATCGGTCGGAAACTTGGG